GTGCTTCTTCAGCCATTACTGTTTCACTCATTGGTGACTCCTATTGGGGCTAACCGTAGCCACTGTCGGGGTGGGGGGTTAGGTAGCCAGATGTTTGACGAAATTACCGTGTCGCCAATCCACGCTTCCGTGGTTTAGGTGCGGGTTGCATAGCACCGAAGTTTGCAATACCTGCAATCTCAGGACCAAGTACCTTACCTATAACACGAAGTTCTTGTGTGCCTACCATGCTACTAATAACATCTTTCTCGTCATTACTTAGCGTTGCATAGCGGTCTATGATTTCTTGTTTGAGTTGTTCTACTGTATCAGCCATTTTTAATTCTTCCTGCTACATATACAATTGGGTGAATAACCTTACACCAAAGATTACCTACTAGGCTGTCTTTAGCACGACCCTTAGTCATTACATGCTTGAGATGCTTTGTGCGTTCTGATGCTAAATATGCTCCTAGCTTAGTAAGCATAGTGCTGTTTTGCATACCACGTACATACGGTTTGAATAGCCAATGATACCCTATTTCATGGTATGGTGTCAAGTATTTCTTTTCGTAAGCACCCCAAATTTTCATTGCCTTAGACCAGTCAGCAAGTTCAGTCTGCCTATACATCTCAGTACACACAATCTTGTCGCCTGAAGAATCACCACCTGAGTCATTCTGTGGTGGAGTATTAGTTACTACAGAGCCACTGCTACTTCTTACAGCGTTACCCTTACTGTCTGTTACAGCAGTTGCTTTTACATTGCCTGTTTGCGTTCTAGCTTCATCATCTGCTTGCACTTTGTTTTTACCAGCTTGTGCTGCAGCTTCTGGACTATATCCTTGCGCACGATATGATGATGCCTGTGCGTCATACCTTGCTTGGGCAGATTCAGTACGAGTTGGTTGGGCCTCACGTAGTTCACCTGCTCTAGCCTGTGCTGCCGCTTGTGCTGCTTCTTCTGCCTTTCGCACTTCACGAGCATCCGCTACTGTATCCATCTCAGTTCTAAATGGTGCTGGGGTTACACTAGGCTCATCACGCTCTTCTCTATCTGGGCGTGGAATAGGCATAGCCATACGTTTACCTGTATCTTTTTCTACAGTAGCACGTGACACAATTGGTGAGTCTGGATTTTTAAGGTTGGCGGCTGTTAATCCTGTTGCAGGAGCAGATGCTAGTGTACCATCATCCTTAACACGGAAGTAATCATCACCAACTTTTTCATAGTCTGTTAGTTTGCCAAAACGATTGATTGTAGAAACATCTGCCATCCTTGTTACAGGAAAAGTAGGAGCATCTACTCGTTGCATTGTACGCTCATCGGATAATCCAACTTCAGTAGGTGTCAAAGGTTGCCCAACTTTTACATCAACACCTATGCCTGATAGCCTTGCAACATCACCTTCCGTTGCTCTACGAGTATCAGAAAGCAAACCCATTTGGCCTGTACCATCCATGTTTACCTCACCTCTTGGTGAAGTAGTGGTAAGAGTAACCTCTGGACGTGTGCCACCCGGAATAGTATCCATATAAGGCGCTTGCGCACCTGCACCAAATGGAGTACCAGATGGGGCAAATTGCTGTGTTGGTTCTACTGTGGGTTCTACTGTAGGTCTACCAGCCTTTGCAATAACTTCATCAGATAACATCATTGCTTCTGCAAGAGACTGACCATTATACTTTAGCCCACTGTCCGTTACTAGCTGACGTGCCATCTTAGAATCTAGTTCTTTGCGATTGCTACCAAAGCCTGTTCCCAAGAAACCTTCTTTAAATTGTGGGTCACTTTCTACTGCAGAACGTGCTGCCTCACTCTTATTAAACATATTGTTTAGAATAGAAGTTGTCTCAGAAGATGTGCGATTTTCTTTTAGTGTGTTGTACAAGTCTTTCGACATTGTAGTAGAACGACCACCTTGGTCTGTAATGGTTACTTGGTCATAGCCACCTGTAACTAAACCCAGAAGACCAGGAACTTGTAGGCCACCACCTAGTCCACTTTTGTCATAGCCAACTTCATAAGTTGTACCACCTTTAATTAGACCATCCTGAACTGTACCACCAAACACTGTTGTTGCACCTTGCCCAAATGAATCATAGCGTTGGTCATCATTACCGCCGTCACTTTGTTGTACTGGCGCAGGTGGTGCAGTTGCTACAGGTGGTGCAGCAGGAGTTGCTGCCTCTTCTGTGTATGGGGAGTATCCAGCAGGGATTGGGTAAAGAGGTTGACCGTTTACAAATGGTATGCTTAGAATTTGACCTTGCTCATTAGAGTACTGGCGCAAATCTGTTTCTTGCGATGGTAGAAGTTCACTTGCTGTAGCAGTGCCAGCAGGTTGACCTGTAGGTGCGCCTTGTATTGCGTAAGGGCTAGTTGTTTGCAACTGTGTAAATTGACCCGCACCTGATTGTGGTACAATACCAGTAGGTGTTGCGGTCATAGATGACTGTACCTGTGATGTACCTTGCGGCATACCACCTACATTAAACTCCTGTACTCCGTCATCTTCTACCATCAAATCATTAATATCAAATGGCAGATTGTCTGGCATGATAGCCTCTTCAGAGTTACCCATCTGACCCATATCATCCATCATTTGCAAACCTTGTTTTGCTTCCTGTCGTAGTTCCATTAGTTTTTCCAAGCCATGATAGCGAACCACATCCGCTGGAAATACAAACTCGCCCTCGCTTAACTGAGCAGGGATGTCATCACGAACTTCTTCTTGAGTAGAACCAACAGGAACGTCATTGCCAGAAAAGGGGTCTACTGAGCCGCCCTCCTGAAGCAGCCCACCTTCATCGAATAATTCCATTTGTTTTGCCATTCCACCCTCATTCATTCCTAATCTAGTGCCTTCACCACCTGTCAAATAGCTTGTTCCCTTTTGAACTAAGTCACCTACAGGAGACATAAAGCTACGTGGTGCTGTATAAATTTCTTGACCCGGTTCAATTAAATCTGGGTTTTCTATTGTAGGATTTTGTGCAAGAAGTTCTGCTAAAGTCATATTACTCTGTTCAGCAATTTTTGATAGGGTATCGCCTTTAGATACTACTCTGTAATCTTCTTTATATACTGGCTCTTCTGTATCTGTTGTTCCAGCTTCTACTACAGGTTCTTCTTTCGTTACAGAAGCAGGAGATGTCATGTTGTCGAGAAAAGATAGTGTTCTTTCTTGCTCTTCATCATCAAAAGTATTTGGTCTTATATAACCTTCTCTGTATACTAGAGCTGCTTGTTCTGGAGTATCTGCTTCTTGTACTATCTTATCTAATTTTTTAGCATTGCCAATTCCAAAAAATGAACCCCCATTTAATTCTTTTGGAAGATTGCCAGTACTGTCAAGCAAAGCAAAACGCACTTGAGAACGTGGATTCAATGGGTCTAGGTTATTAGACTTCACCCACTCTGCATAACCATTCTTTGTAGCAACATCAAACTGAAATAGGCCAAATCCTTTACCACCTACTGTAGAAGATAGGTAATCATCTAATGACTGAGATTCTTGAAGTGCGATAGCTGTTTCACTAGTAGACTCTGCTCCAGCACTAGCCAACAAAGCAGGGACGTAATTATCGCTTAGTCCAAGGTTAGAAACCTCTTCCTGAATAATACTCTGGAGTGTTTCTTGTTCAGCCATCGTTTTTTCTTACCTCGTCTTTAAGATTAGCTACCCTACGTAAAGCAGCAATAGCACCTTGAGAACGGTGCATCATAATATTATCGTCTGACTGCTCCAGCATTTTCTGCTGTACATCAATCAGTTCATTGATATAATTATTGAATTGGTCCCATTGCTTGTGGTGGACCAGCGGCTTCAACTTGCTGAGTGTTTCCTTGTGCATTACCTGTAAATCCTTGTTCGCCTGGTACTGGTGTTTGTCCTACACCGATTGTTCCATCCCCTGTTCCAGCAGTATCATTTGGGTCTACCCCTGCAACTGGTGCTTCTGGAGCAGATTGCTGGAAGCCTTTTAGGAGTTCTGCTTGCAGTGCAGCTTCGTCCATATTGTTAGTTACTTTTTCGGGGTCAAGGTCCAAAGACTTTGCAATTTCACGAATGATGTATTGGAACTTAGCAAATGGTGCAAGTGCAGGATTACTTGCTACACCCAAGAACTGCATCAAACGTTGGCTACGCACTTCATTAGCCATGAGGCTTTCTGTACCACGTGCCTTAACTTCTAAGTCACCTTTGATGTCTGGGTCAAAGTCAAACTGCATATTAAAGCGGAAGAAACCCTCACCAAGTGGACGCAATAGATAATCATCTACGTTCTTAATGACAGTCTTAACACTACCAGATGCCGCACCCATTAGCATAGAGATACCAGAAGCAGTACGACCTACACCAGAGATGCCTGTCTGACCATGTGCAAACGATGGGAAGCCTGTGCTTTCATCTGCTAGCTGTCTAGCTTTGTCAAACAACATCATGTTCTCAGAGGATACATTGGGGAACTTTGTACCAAAGATTGCCTGACCTGGTGCGCCACCCTGCCTACGGAATACTTTGCCAGGATATAGCGACAGGTCTTGGCCTGGTACTAGGTTTGTCTCGTCTACCTCTACAAGTAGATTACCAGACATAACAGCATTATCAACAGCCATACGCATAAAGCCGTTCATCAATGTCTGTGTGTCGTCCATGTTCTCTGCAATACCCACACCAAAGAATGAATAAGGGTTTAGTTCATATGGTGCTGCAGCGTATGGAATCTTGGCTGGCTTAAATGGATTTAGCACTACACGTAGTAGTTGACCATTACATACCCAGATGTTGGCTTGTAGTTCATCAAAGTCTTTTAACTCTTCTGGGATGTCTACGCCATCTTCTTCAAGCATTTCAACATCGACCATACCCCAAAACTCTAGAACCTCGAAACGGTCTACGCCATGTTCTGGTGCATAATCTGAAAGGTCATCTTCCCAATACTTCTTGTTGTAGTTCTCGCCCTTAGAGATTACATCATCAATAACAGAAGAACGGAAGTATGGTCTACGCTTCAATGCACGTAGCTGTGTACGTGACATTTTATGACGTTCAATAACAAACTGTGCTTCATCCATGTTGTTAGCATCTGGGTCTGGATAGAAGTTCCAAACAGATACATGCTCAACTTGTGGTACAGTTTTCATTGTGGGAGTGTAGTTACCTTCTTCATCCCAATTAGGGTACTCTTTGTCTACAGCAAATGGACCTTTGATAACACCAGTACCAAACAGAGACATTTCAAAAGATGTACTACGAAGATGCTTGCTTGCACCTGACTCTTCTAGCTGGTCATGGATTTTCTTTTCCATACCCTTTGCAGCAACCATTGCTGGGCTAAAAGTAATAGCAGTTGGTGTTTTGCCCGGACCTTCTTCAAGATTGTCTAGACCACTAAGTTTTTCAGATAGTGGGCCTAAACGTTCTTCAAGTGTCTTTGCAGTAGCACCTGCAGGTAGGTCATTGCCATCACCAGCAAAGCCATAAGGACTTTCAAACTGGTCCTGTAGTTGTTCAGGTTTTTGGGGGTCAAAGTTAACATCACCGACAACGCCTTCAGGCAACTCCGTTGGGTCAATAGAAAGTGGGAAACGGTTGTTAGCAAACAACACATCTACAATCTGACCATAGGCTGCTAGCGTTTTTGTTTTAGTAACCTTGATAAATACACGAGACTTCTCTGCCTCAGTAAATTGAACATCAGGCCCATACAAACCACGGTAGTTACGATATGCCCGTAGCCAACGTTCTTCGTCCTGATTACGATAATCTTCAGCACGTAAGTAAAGTCCATGCACATGACCAATCAACGGTGATACACTAACGTCTGTAATCGTAGTATCTTCACTGTCTTCTAGTGCAATGCCATCGGCTTCAATGACAATATCTTCTTCTTCCATTTGTTGTTCCTTAGTATCCAAATGTTGAATCTGCTACTTGCATACCACCCTTTGGTTTACCCATTGGGTCATAATCAAATATACTAAATCTTGGTCTTGACATTATACCATATCTAAGAGCATCATATAAGTGGTCTTCACTTTTTGTGTCAATGTCTTCTGGATTCTTTTTATCCAACGGTATTGACGGTAGTTGGGCGACCATGTTCGTGCAGTTATTAAAGAAAACAAGTCTTGGCTCTTCCGTAAATTCATCTACTTGTAAACGTCTATGTATTTCGTTTTTACCTGCTACACGACTGCCACGACTTCTATCTGACGGCCTCCAACGACAACCCTTTTGTATCATCTGTTCCGCAAGAGATGGACCAGTATCCCCACGCTTATGCCACAAAGAACTATCTAGTACCCCATACTTTATATTGCCATCACCTGCTTCTGCTTCCAGAATCATATCTGCCAAATCTGAGGCAAGGACTTTACTACAGTATAACTCTCTGTAGACAATGAGTTGCTCAGACGGTGAAACCGCAAACCAGACAACGCCAGAATAAGAGCCATACCCATAATCACATGCACGAAACTTAACCCAATTACTAGGTATGTCAAAAGGCTCAATAACATGAATAGACCTATCAAACTCAGTGAAAGCCGCGCCTTCTTTAATATCCCAATCACCTTCGAGAAGTTGCCTGCGCTGTTGCTCTGGGAGCGATAATAGCATGGCTTCGTAATCACCTGCTTCTGCAAGGTAAGGATTGTCTGATAGTCTTGCTGGGATAAAGCGCCTTTTGAATAGAGGCTTTCCAGCTTTGCTATGTCCTGATGGATACCGTAGTACTTCTCCTGTTTCACTATCTGTCGCATCGTATGCCTGTCCGTAAGGTGCTGGGTCAATAAACATCTTCTTAACCCAATGGTGACCACGACCTCCAGGGTTTGTAGTAGCCCTCATAAAGATAGGCAAGTCAGGGGCAGTGGACCGTAGACGACTTCGCATGTAGTTCCATGCATATGGCGATTGCCATTGTGTCAGTTCGTCAAAGCCTATCCAGCTAAAAGCTAGACCCTGATAGCGGAGAACGTCTTCATCTCTATCGAGGTATGACATCCACAACCTCGCTCCAGAAGGCGCAGTCCACTGCATCTTTCTTTCCGACCATTTGATACCAGGCCAAATCTTCGGATACAACTCCTGCGATTTAAAAATAAGCTCTCGCAGTTCCTCTGTTGTATGTCGAAGAAGTAGCCCACTAAATTGTGGGTGGCCCATGTACCGCAGTGGGTCAGCAAGCATAGCGTATGACTTACCACCCCCTGCACTGCCGCCATATAGAACTTCACGCTCTGATGCGGCAAGAAACTCAGTCTGAGGCCCAGGGTTTGGTTTGAACAGAACATTATGATGTTGTTCTACGTTCAGAGACTCTGCCTCATCAATAACTACTTTACTAGCTTTAACGCCTTCAACCTTGGGCTTTTGCGCCTGTTCTTTCTTCTTCGAGGGCTTGCGCTTTGGCGATTGCCTTTTCTGCATAGTCTGCCCAGATGCGGAGGCTTTTAGCTTTGTTCTGACGTTGTTGCTCAATACTTACTCTCTTACGTAAACCTACATGGGATATATACCGACCAGAGTTTGTTGATAGCCAATTAGCTACTTCACGATAAGAATACTGCTTTAGATAATTCTTTGCTTTTTCTAGTAGGTCAAGTTCTATTGCAATGGGTTGTAATACGTCAGGGTCTTCTTCATCTACCTTATAACCAAAAGGTATTGTACGTGCAATGCGTGGGATTGCTACCCACTCTTGCTCTTCTTTTAGGTCAAGAGGTTGCGGTAGTTTAAACCGCCCAGCAGTTCTAGTCATCGTCTTCCACAGGAGATTTTGGTGGCATAAGCATAACACCACCAGATGCTTCTACCTGCATCTTCTCTGTCTTTACAAGACCCACACGGTCAAGAAGTTCTTTAGCTGCAACCATTTTGTCACGAATACCAAGTTCAGTTGGGTCATACAGTGCGCCAGTCATAGCCATAGCAGCCTTTGGTGCATTACGTGCCATGTACATTTGTGTGGCCTCAAGTATTTCTTCTTTAATACCCTTGATAATTTCTGCAGTGCTAGAAGTGTCAGCATATCCAGCCATCTTTTTAGCTGCGACCATATCACCACCAGCTTCATCAAAAAGAACATCAAGAAACTTTTGTTGTTTTTCTGTTAACTGTCTAGCCACTAAACTCTCCATGATGCATAGCATGAGCAAGTTTTGTACTACGCGATTTTACTTGAATCGCCCACCTTCTGTCAAGCATTTCTTTAGCCGCTATGTCAAATTTATTTTCGTGTATAGCAGCCCACATTTTTTTAAACTTGCGGAGACGCGGTACGCCCATGTTAAATGC